AAGAACAATCAAACAGAGTTAAAGAATTCATGAACTATCAGCTCATGGATGTGATGAAGGAGTACGAACCCGAGTTCGATCAAATGCTTTTTTATCTCCCTCTTGCCGGCTCTGCGTTCAAGAAAGTTTATTACGATGAACTACTTGGCAGAGCCGTGTCTAAATTTGTACCGGCTGATGATTTAGTGGTACCATACACAGCAACATCTTTAGAAGATGCAGAGTCTGTTATTCACATGATTAAAATGTCTGAAAATGAATTAAGAAAAAAACAAGTTTCAGGTTTCTACATGGATATCGACCTAACACCAGGATACAATGAAGAAACAGAAGTACAGAAAAAAGAAAGAGAATTAGAAGGAGTTAAAAAAACTCAAGACGAAGATGTCTTTACAATTTTAGAAATACACACTGATTTAGATCTAGAAGGTTTTGAAGACAAAGACTCAGTAGGAGAGATGACAGGAATTAAACTTCCATACATCGTAACTCTTGAAATGGGAAGCAGACAAGTATTATCAATTAGAAGAAATTATCAAGCAGATGATCCGCAAAAACTTAAAATAGATTATTTTGTACATTTTAAATTTTTACCTGGAATGGGTTTTTATGGTTTCGGATTAATTCACATGATCGGTGGTTTGTCGAGAACGGCAACTACTGCACTAAGACAACTATTAGATGCCGGTACGTTAAGTAATTTACCAGCAGGATTTAAACAACGAGGAATACGAGTAAGAGACGAAGCGCAGGCAATCCAACCTGGAGAATTCAGAGATGTAGATGCACCTGGAGGAAGTATCAAAGATGCATTTATGCCATTACCATTTAAAGAACCTTCACCA